GAAGGGCGCCATCCACAAGGACGACCATATCTCGCAGGCGGACGAGTTCGAGTTGCTGCGGGAACTGTTCGCGGACGATCCCGAGGCACTGTGGCGCGGGCGCAAGTCGCCGGCTCGGCGTTGGGCGGTGCGGCAGGAAATCGAGGACCGGGACCTGATCCCGGCGGCCGATCCCAACGTCCCGTCGCAGCAGCATCGCATCATGCGGACTCAGGCGCTGGTCGCCGCGTCCGGTTCGCCGCAGTTCCAGGGCATCGCCAACCAGCGGGGCATCTGGGCGAACGTGCTGAAGGTGCTGGGGATGGAGAACCCGGAAGAACTGACGGTCCCGCCGACGCCGCCCGGCCCGGCCGCGCCCGATCCCAAGCTGGCGGCAGCGCAGATCAAGGCCCAGACCGAGAAGGACAAGGGCGCGCAACGCATGCAGGCCGAGGAATTGAAGCACCAAGGCGACATGAAGGAACTGGAACTCAAGGCCCAAGACAACGCGGCCAACCGGCAGGCGGAATTGGCCAAGGTCACGGCACAGGCCGGCGTCGAGGAAATGCGGGTGAACGCCGAGGCCGCGCGCGACGCGGCGAAGCGCATGCACGAGACGGTGAACGCCACGGCAGATCGCTCGGTGGACCAAGCGCAGCACCAGGATCAGATGGCGGAAGCGCGGGCCGCGCGATTCACGCAGAGTTTTGCGGACACCAGCAAGGATAACGGGTGATGGTCGCCTACACGCCAAACAAGGGCTACTCCCTCCCGACCGTGGCTGGTGATTTGAACCAGTGGGGCGTCTTCCTGAACCAGGGGACGTCCATCCTGGACAACAACATGGGCGGCCAAGCGGTGGTCAACGTCGCGGGGTCCTCGGACGTGACCGCTACGACCGCGCAAGCGCAGAACCTCGTGCAGTCCCTAACCGGCGTTCTGACGGGCAACATCTCCTACCTGCTGCCCAACGTCGGGTCCTTCTACATCATCAACAACGCCACGACGGGCGCCTTCACGGTGACCGTCAAGACGACGGGAGGTGGCTCGGTCGGGCCGGTTGTCCCGCAGAACACACAGCTTGCCGTTTATTCCCGCGGCGGCAACGTGTGGATCATGGATGGAGGAAGCACCGGCGGCACGATCAATAACCGGACTTTCCGGGGCGCGGTCACCATCGAGTCTGGCGGTCTTACGATCAGCGCGGGTGGTGCCGCCATTGTCGGCAACAGCGCCATCACGGGCGCCCTGACGGTTTCGACGGCCGGCGCGTCCGGCAATCAGGTGGTCAACTATTCGCAGTTCGCTCCAACCTTCGGCTCCCGCACTCTCACGATGTTGCTACCGGGCAGCGTGCGTCGGCAAAGCGGATCGACGTTGGTGAACACGGATGGTTCCGGGAATGCGACCATCAACTTCCCCACCGTGTTCGGCGCCGTTGACCCAACGATTGTCGTGCAGAACGGGGACGCGACCCTGACGCAAACGCCGGTCTACCTCATTGGCCAGAACGCATCGCTGTTTCAGGTCGTGTGTCCTGGGCGCATCAGTTCGACCTATCGCGTGAACTGGACGGCCGAGGGGGCCGCGTGATGATCCAATCCAGGCTGCCCCGGTGGCCCGATCGCGACTTTGTTGCAAGCAAGCCGTATTTGCGTATCCTCACGCCAGCGGAGACCGGCGGCGCCGGCTTCAAGCTCGTTCTCATGAAAGGAACGGATCATGTCGAAATGCCCAACGCCGGCCCAACGCGCGCACTCCATGCTGAGGGCGAGCGGCTATGCGACCGGTGGCGACGTCAAGCAGGACAAGGCCATGGTCAGGTCAGCCGTCCGCCAGCATGAGGCGGCGCTGCACGGCGGCAAGAACGCGCCCCTGAAGCTGGCCCGCGGCGGCTCGGTGAAGAAGCCGGCCACCACCGTGAACGTGATCGTGGCATCCGGCGGCGCGTCGAACGATGCGCAGTCCCTGCGCGGCTCCATGCAGCGCGGCATGCACGCGGCCCCGATGGGTGCCGGTGCGGCCCCGATGATGCCGCCCATGGCGCCGCCCCCGCCCGCGCCGCCCCCGATGAACCTGGGTGGACCGCCGCTCGGCATGCAGCCCAAGCCGCTTGGCATGGGCGCTCCCGGCGGCCCGCAGTTCAAGCGCGGCGGCAAGATTCCGATGAAGCCCATGGCCAAGGGCGGCGGACGCCGTGCTGGTGGGGGCGGGGTCGGTCCCGATCTTTCCAAAGTGACGAACGAGCCCGTTGGCGGGAACCTGAAGCGGTGGCTTCGCGGCGAAGGTCCGGCGCCGAGCGCGACGGCGCCCAAGGCGCGGAAGAATGCGTCGGCATCGGACAGATATACGGTTGCCGATGAGGGCGGGATCAGCAAGACTCGCAGCCCGGTGGGCGGCTATCGCGGCGCGAAGTATGATGCGATGGAAGAAGGTGCGGCGCCAGTCACAGGAGCGCGTCGTGCCTCCCCCGGCGAGGGCGCGTTGACGGGCAGTGGTCGTACGGCAGCGTCTCGTTCCCCCGGCATCGAGTTTGGCGAAGGTGCGTTGACGGGTAGCGGTCGTGCCGCCCCCGCGGTTCGTTCTGCTCCGCGCCCGGCGCCCCGCGTCTCCCGTCCGACCGCAGGAGAGATGGAAGCCGATCGCCTGATGGACAAATGGAACACCAAAGACGGCGTTCTTCCCGGCGGCATCGTTCCCAAGGACGACGTATTGAGGCGCGGCGGACGTGTGAAAAAGGGCGCGAAATGATCGTCGTCGTGTCCGAGCCCGTCATCCGCGATCTGATGGTGGCCATTGCTTCCAGCCTGCACACGGTATCGAGCGTGGACGGGCGCAAGCAGGCGCCCAAGACAATCGGTGATACGGCGCTGCGGTCGGCCGCCATGATGGGCCTGTCCATCGCATACGGGGAGACCGTAGTGTCCTCCAGCGAGCGTCTGGTGATGCCCGATGAGCCGCAACTGCACGGCATTTTGGTTCGGCAACCCCGCTGATGTCGATGGACAGCCTGCGGAACCAGGTTCGGCTTGCGCTCAAGGAGCGTGAGGACGGCTTGGTCGAGAACCTGACGACCCGGCAGAACGAATCGGCATCCGTGATGCACACGGTCGTTGGGGAAATTGCCGGGATCCGTTGGGCGATCAAAGTGCTCGACGAGACCTACCGAGAACTCAACTGAAAAGGTGATTGATGGGAGACCAAAGTTTCCTCCTGAACTGGCATCATGACGACTACGAAACCGCCAAGCAGCACATCCTGGAGCAGCTTGGGAACTACCACGAAGAACTGGAACTGTGGGGCCGATCGGTCCTGATCGCGGTTTACATCCGCCCGCTGGTAAAGCCGGGCACCACGATCCAGTTCACCGACACGCAGCAGAAGGAAGACCAGTTCCAGGGCAAGGTCGGCATGATCCTGGCCATGGGGCCGGACGCGTTCAACGGTGATGCGTCCTGGATCAAGGCGCAGTTCGGGGGCGCGGATGGTATCCCCAAGGTGTACGACTGGCTGTTCTCGTCCGCCAATGACGGAATCACCCTGCAAATCGCCGGCTCTGGCGGCAAGCGGGTCATGGGCGTGTTGCCCCACCGGCGCGCGGAAGAACCCCTCTACTTCTTCGACGGCTGGTGCTGCCGCATCATCCGGGATGACCTGTTCATCGGCCGGGTGAAGAACCCGCACATGGTCGTCTGATGACCGACGAAGCGCCCCCGGTCCTGGCCGACTACATCGCGGCCCATTACCGGGCGCGTGTCGGGCGCAAGCCCAATCCAGCCCACCTCGGGTATCTGGCGGCCTTCGCGGCACGCCCCGAACTGTTGGCCGAGGCACGGGCCGAGATGGCCGTGCTGGCCCCAACCAACGACCCACGTGACCCAAGCCAGCGCGATGCCGAACGCCGCGCCCGATACGAGACCCTGAAGGGGATGATCGAGACCTATGAAGGACAGGCATGATGCCCAGCGACACCATTGAAATCGTCGATGACGTCGGCACGCCGGGAGAAATCCTGACGGGTGGCGGGGAGAATACGGGCGCACGACGCACGCAGCGCCAGGAAGCCGCCGCCGTTGTGAACGACGACAACGACCTGAGCGGCGATGACGATGCCGCCGGCGCACTGGCCCAAAGCCAGAAGGCGCTCAAGGATCACGAGGCCACGGCCAGGCGGGAGCGGGCCGAGCGCGTCGCAGCGCAGCGCCAAGCCGATGACCTGCGGCGCCAGCTTCAGGAGACACAGGCCAGCCGCGTCGAGGACCGGGCCGCCGCACTCAAGGCGGAACTGGAATCAGCCAAGACGGCGCGCGATGCGGCCTCTGCCGCCTACCGTGCCGCTCGCGAGTCGGGTGACCTGGATAGCGAGCAGGCGGCGATCGAGCTTCTGACCGCCGCCAACGTCAACATCCGGCAGGGCGAAGCCGATCTGGCCCGTCATGGCGCCGCGCCTCGGGCCGATGGTGGGGCAGCCCCACAGCCGCCGGCACAGCCTTCCGGCCAGAAGTTCACCCCGGCAACCCAGGCCTGGATCGACGCGCATCCGCAGTTCCTGACGGACCCGGCCTATCGGGCGGCCTGCGCCGGTGCCGATCAACTCGCGCGAGCACGGGGCCTGGACGTCGATACCCCGGAGTATTTCCGCTACGTGGAGCGCACCATCGCCCGGGAACTGAACGGCGAGCGGGACACACAACAGGAGAATCGCATGGACCGCGGCAACTCGGGCGCCCCCCCGTCGCGCGGAAGCGGCAACGGCCCCGGCTCCCGCATTGTGCAGACCGACATTGGCCAAATGCGCGTCACGTCCGGGGCCAACGGCAAGCTGTCCATCGCCTTCCCTGACGCGCGTGACCGGGCGGATTTCGAGGAAGCGGCCCGCATCTGCGGCATGAAGTTGGCGGACTACTGCTTGGAGCACGTCAAGATCGACGAGGATCGCCGGCGCGGGCGCCCGACCGGTCTGATCAGCGGCGACGGCCGGCGATAACAGGAAGGCAAGATCATGTCTGGTACCAAAGAAGACGACAACGACGTCACGGACGACATCACTTTCGAGGAATTGCAGCGCGAGGATGACGCGCCGGCGGCTCAGGCCGCGCCTGATGACGACGACAAGCCCGATGCGCCAGCCGTGACTCGTCGTGCTCCCCGGCCTGTCGGCGCCGGGCTGCTCGCCTACCATGCGCAGCAGAGGGCTTTGCGCGAGCAGCAGGAGCGCGAGGCGACGGAGCGCACCGCCGCTGACGTGCGAAAAGCGCCCGCCCGCTCCAACGCCAGTGACCCCAACGGCCGGGCCGAACCGGTGCGCGAGCAGTTCGCCTATGGGGCCGAGGACAACCGGGGCGCCACCCGTGAACAGCCTGCGGTCCGCCGCTTCCGGCGCAACGACCAGATGGGGCTGGGATACCTGCCGCCCCACCGCATGAAGCGTGGTTGGTCCTACGAGTTTAAGGCGGTCCGCGTGCTCGGTGAGCCCGTCGATCCGTCCGTCATGGCGCGAGTCCACGGCCAGGGCTGGCAGCTTGAGAAGGCCCGCGACTGGCCCGAACTGGTGCCGCCCGATTGGGATCACGACTACGTGGAGATGGATGGCCAGCGCCTCTACAGCCGCCCCATGCACCTGACGCAAGCGGCGGCGCAGGAAGACTACGACGAAGCCATCCAGCAGCGTTCGGCCTACACCCAGGGCGCGGCCAGCGGGCGCAACCTCCGCAGCGGGGCCGGCATTCCGCAGCAGAAGGGCATCGAAGTCATCAACCTCGGCCTCGACATCCAGGAGGAAGTCGGCCGGGCCGGCTGACCCTCTCCCGCAACGGGATTGAACCGCACAAAAAAAGTGCGTAAGGTCCCGTTGCCCGCGGCCATTCTGGCGTGAGCTTTCTCAATCAAGCGCGCGCCCCGGAGATTCGCTCGGGCTGGCGGCTTCTCGTGAAAGCCACCAGACAATGCCAGCAAACGTCTTGGCGCCCCGTGGTCTTCAGTACTCCCGCAACAACTTCGCGGCAGCGCCGAACTACCAGGGCAACTTCTACAACATCAAGGCCGCCTACGGTTCCTCGATCGCCATTGGCGACGTGGTGAAGACCGGCACAGGCGGGGAACTTGGCTACGTGGCCATTGCCGCGGCGTCCGACACCAGCATTCTCGGCGTGTTCGGCGGCGTCCTGCCGTTCTACAGCCCCACCGTGCAGCAGACCTACCACGGCCTCAACGGCAGCTGGGTGGCGAGCACCGCCGCCAACGCCCCCGTTCCCTGCCTTGTGGTTTCCGACCCCGGCGCCGAGTTCATCGCGCAGGTGAACGGCGGGGTCTACGATCCCTCCTGGCGCGGCAAGAACATCGGCTTCGTGAATGCCTCCAACGGCGCTCCGAACTTCGCCGGCCAGTCCACCTTGGTTCTCGACTATGCCTCGCTGGACACGACCAACACGCTGCCCTTCCGCATCCTCGGCGTCGCCGGCTTGCCGGGCAGTTCGCAAGACCCGGCGAACACCTATCCGTGGATCATCGTGAAGATGAACACCGCGGAAGTCCTGAACCCCACCGGCATCTGATCGGAGACCATAGAGATGGCCATTACATCCTCTCAGATCCCCGGCGCGTTGCTGCCGGGTGCCCGCAAGATCGCTGGCATGTACAACGACATCCCAACGCAGTGGTCGCTGGTCTACGCCACCGGCACGTCGCACATGGAGGCGGAACGCACCATCCACATGCGCTACCTGCCCCTGCCCGAACTCAAGCAGCAGGGCACGCCGACCACCTTCGACAACGGCGCCGGACAGCGGTTCACCTACAACCACATCCACGTCGCGTTCGGCCTGGGCTACTCGTTCACCCGCGAGGCCATGGACGACAACCTCTACAAGTCGGCCTTCAACCCCGCGAACCTGGGGCTCGTGTCCTCCTTCAAGCAGATGGAGGAAATCCAGGGCGCCGCGACGCTGAACACCGGCAACGTGCTGAACCCGCAGATCGGCGGCGACAACCAGCCACTGTTCTCCACCAGTCATCCCATCGACGGCGGCGTGGTCGCGAACACCCCGCAGGTGCAGGTCGGCCTGAACGAAGCCTCGCTGACCATGGCCAACAACATGGCCCGCCGGTTCCGCGATAACGCTGGCCTGCTCAAGCCCGCCCAGGCCCGCAAGCTGGTGGTCCCGGTCGAACTGCGCCATGTGGCCAAGCGCCTCATGGAAACCGAACTCCGCCCCGGCACGACCAACAACGATACGTGGTCCGTGAAGGAGAACAACGACCTGTCCAACGGCTACGTGGTCCTGGACTTCCTCACGTCGCCCTACGCGTGGTTCGTCCTCACCGACGTCGGGGGCCTGATCTACCTGTCCCGCACGCCGTTCGAGACGTCCATGCAGACGGACTTCACCACCGACAACCTGATGGTGAAAGCCTATTCCAGGTTTTACATGGGCTTCGACGATTTTCGCCTCGGAATTGGCGTATACCCCACCAACTGAGCCGGTCTCGGGTTTTCTTCCTGGCGTATGTTCTGGTATATCAGGGCATGCGCCAGGAGGTAAGGATGAACATAGTGGAACGGCTTGAGGCCAATTCGATCTGGGAGCCGAATACGGGGTGCTTGCTTTGGCAAAGCACGCTCGTTCGCGAGCACGGCGTGATGAAAGTTCACGGCAAGATGGAGCAGGCGCATCGGGTGGCATGGGAGGTGGAGCGCGGTCGCATCCCCAAGGGGTTGTGGGTTCTGCACTCATGCGGGGTTTCGTGCTGCATCAACGTGCAGCATCTCCGGCTGGGTCATCGTCGCGAGAATGCCCGCGACCGTCACTTGCACGGTGGATATCAGGGGCGTCCTGGCGGGGGTGTTCTGGGGACCCCACGGATTGTCTCGGCCCCCACGCTCAGATCGGGACGACAGAAGCGGGTCCCGATGACTTACGATGAGGTTCGCGCTGCGTTGGACTATGACCCGGATACCGGCGTGTTCCGTTGGCGTGTGCGGGCTGACAGGGACCGCTCCTGGAACCTTCGTTTCGTGGGCGAGGTCGCAGGGAACACGATGACGCATGGCTACAGGCGTATGAACATCATGGGGAAGCTTCATCTGGCGCACCGGCTTGCGTGGCTCTGGATGACGGGACAGATGCCTGACGGGCACATCGACCACATCAACGGGGACCGCGTGGACAACCGCTGGTGCAATCTTCGACTGGCGACGGCCTCCCAGAATGCCATGAACAAGAGGCTTCTCGACGCTAGCCGGTCCGGCGTCACCGGGGTCTCCTGGAGCACAAGGAAACAGCGGTGGATTGCCACCATCACGGTGCAGAGGAAGACTCGATACCTGGGCTCTTCCACGACGATCGAGGGTGCCAAACGTCTCCGCGAGGCGGCCGAGGCAGAACATTTCGGTGAGTACGCTCACAAAGGAGTTGCGTAGATGAGCACCACAAACCTTTCCGGCCCGCAGATGGTCTACGGCGCGACCGGCTCCCTGCCGAACTCGACGTATGGCGGCGGCGGCTCTCCTGATCCCAACCCTGACGCGGGGCCGAGCGGCGTCTTCCAGGGGACGGCATGGCTTGATCCCCGCATCTTTTTCAACAAGGACGGAACCACCGGCGCAACGGGCGTGGTGCAGGCGCACCTGCCGGCGCCCTACATGAAGTCGATCAGCCAGATCCCGGCGGCGCTCGGAACCAGCAAGATCGCGGCAGCGCAGGCGGTGGTCAGCGGCACGGCCATGACCCTGGCGGCGGCGTCGGTGGGCATCGAGCGCAACATCCCGGTCGTGCCCTTCTCGGCGCAGTTGAACGGCTCCGCGCCCGTGACGGCGGCGATTGCCCTCGATTTCGGCTTTGGCTTCGGCAACGTGACGTCCGGCGACACCTCGGTCACCGTCTCGTCCTCGGCGCTGTTCTGGGTGGGCATGCCGATCGTGATTGCCCGCGTGGGAAACTCGGGTGGCACCATTCCCCTGCTCACGATGGTCACGGCGATCGAAGACGCGACCACCATCACGATCATGAACGCCCCCCTGGCATCCAGCGCGACGGCGGCGATCGGCACCGGCAACCTGTGGGGGCCGAGCACCATCGGGTATCCCACCCCGACCGCGGCCTTCCCGTTCCTGGCACAAGGCCCGGCCATGATCCTGGATCCCCGGCAGGCCATCAGCCGTGGGCTGAGCATCACGGGTGCGGGCGGCTCGACGGGGGGCAACTTCCTGGTGTCGGGCTACGACATCTACGGGCAGCCCATGTCCGAACTGGTGACGGTGGGTGCTGCGGCGACGGGCTATACCTTCAAGACCTTCAAGTACATCACCTCGGTGGTGCCGCAGTTCACGGACGCCGCGAACTACAATGCGGGGACCACGGACTACTTCGGGTTCGGCTACCGGTCGACGATCTGGGAATACACCGACGTCTACTGGAACGGCGCGCGCCAGACGAGTGCGACGGGGTGGGTAGCGGCCGATACGACATCGCCGGCGACCACGACCACGAACGACGTGCGCGGGGCCATCCAGACCGGCGCTTCCGGCCCGGGATCGGGGATCGGCGCGAACGCCTCGAACGGCACCATTTCGAGCCTGGCCATGAGCGGCCGGCGCTTGGAGGTGGGCCTGACGCTGCGACCCATCGACGTGTTGCAGGGGATGCCGACTGATGCGGTGTCGCTGTTCGGTACTGTTCAGGGCTAATTGGAGGCGACCATCATGAAGAAGTGGCTCTATGCGGTGACGGCGCTGGCGGCAATGTGTGCCCCGGCGTCGGCGCAGGTGGTCAGCACGAAGACCGGGCAGACCTACACGTTCACCAATCAGGACTGTGACCCGAACGGTCGGCGCCTCATCCTGTTCGACAACGCCACTGGTGTAGCGGCCGCTCTGCCGCAAGCCGGCGCAAACGGCCAGTTCATCTCAGGCTGCATCATCAAGGTGCAGAACATCGGGGCAGCCAACGTCGTCATCACGCCGGCCGCCAGCGCGATCAATGAAGCGAGCAGTTTCACGCTGACGCCGGGCGCATCGAGCTTCATCGTGGCCGATGCCGGCCCCACGACCACGGGCAACTATTGGGCGGCCACGGGCGGTGTCCCCCCCGGCGCTGATGGTCGGATCGCGCTGTCTACGATGCCGGCCTATTTTACCCTGGGTGATTTCTCGGCCAACGCGCGCCCCGCAAAGCGGCGGCCGGCGCAGGTGACAGTCAGCAACGCATCCCCGAACGTGCAAATCGAAACCACCTACTCGATCACTGCGTCCAGGCTGGTCTGCGCCAGCGGCTCGACCACGGTGACGATGACGCCGGGCGTGTTCCCGAACAGCGCGAACCAGGCGAATACCAAGCGCATCAAGCTGCCGGGCTGCGGCGCGGCCGGTGCGGACCTTCAGGCGGATGTGACGTCCATCACGTCCGAGGGCGCCACCCAGACCATCGTGATTGGCACCGCGGCGTCGACGAATGTGGATGCGGGCGCGCAGGTCGTGATCGGGCCGCAGGGCCTGTTCCCAGCCACGGCGTCGGCTCCCTCCAGCCAGCGGCGCCTGACCTATAACGTCGCCATCTACGCGCCGGTGACCTTTGCCGCGGGCGCGACCACGGTGACGCTGCCGGCCAACACCTTCGCGTCCTACGACTACACGCAGCCGGGGTATGCGGGCGGCTACCTGTCCGACATCGCCATCCCGAACGCCACCGGGGCGAACTGCGCGAACACCCTGGTTACCAAGGTGACGGCGGTGAACGGCACGGGCGCCATTGCCACGGTGTCAGACGCGCCGACATGCGCCCTGACAGGGGCTTCGCGCTGGACGTATTGGGGGCAGGCGGTTTTCGGACCGAATGACGTTGGCGCGGCGATCGAACTGATCGACGGCGGTTCCGCTGGGACGGCTCCCTTGGTGACAACGATTTCGTCTGTGACGGATCCCAGCCATATCGTGATGGGGGCGGTCAACGCCGGGGCGAAGACGAACAACAACACGCGGCTGACCTGGGGATCGGATTCCACGGCACCCTGGGTCGCAATGACGAACGCCGCCGCGGCGGCCGGCTATCAGTATCTCTACGTTCCCGTCGAGAAGGCCTATTTTTTGGCCACAGGCACGTTGGCCCAGATCACATCTAACGGCGCGTCTCTGATCTGGTGCGGCGAAGGTGACGTATATCTGCCCACATCGCTGTCTCTTGCGCGCCCGGTATCGCGTGGATGCAATGCTGGCGTTGCGCCCCCCCTGGCTGACTCCACCATCGTGCCAAGCCTGCACTTGCGGACAGCCAGCAACAGCGGTTCTACCTTGAAGGTGGCCTTCATTGGCGATAGCCAGATGACGTCGAACTACAGTGCAATGGGGCGCATGACGATCCCGCAGTA